CGTGATCGTGGTGGTCGCGGCGCCCGAGAGCTTCCCCGCCATGCCCGCAATCAGGACGCGCAAGGCTTGCCGGGCGGTGATCGTGCCGTCGCCAATCGTGTCATCGAGGATGCTATCGATCGCCGCCGCCGAGAGCGCGGTGACGGACGCGACCGATCCGACCACGTTCCCGCCGACATTCCCCGTGACCGATCCGACCGCGCCGGTGACACTGCCGACGGCGCCCGTCACGGATCCGACCGCGCCGGTGACCGATCCGACGGCGCCGGTCACGCTGCCCACCGCCCCGGTGACGCTGGCAATCGTGACGTCGGCGGCGACCCTCGCATCCGTGATCGCGTCGGCCGCCAGCGAGGCCGCGGTAATCGCGCCCGCGCCCCAGGCGGTCCCGCCGGCCAGTTTGGTATTCACATCCGGCGTGCCGGCGGTGCCCGGCGTCAGCCAGGCCGTGCCGAGGAGCTGCGTCACGTTCGCCGGCAGCGGCACGATCACGCCGGTCAGCCAGTCATAGATCGCCTGCGGCAGGACGAAGAGCTCGTGAAACACGGGCACATGGTTGGCCGCGTCGGTGATCGACAAGAACATCCGGCCGAGCCGGTTGACATCCGCCGCGGCGAGCTCGAGTTGCATGATCCCGGCGTCGTTCCCCGTGATGTAGTTCAGGTCGTTGGCCGTCCCCGAGGTCGCGCCGGTGACGTTGTCGAGGATGTTGGTGGGCGCACTGCCGGCGTCGGTGTCCGCGGTCAGCGTGATCCGCTCGTTCGTGATCGTCAGCGCGGTCTCAATCGTGACTCCATCGGTCCGGTCGTAGAACGGCCCAACCGAAATCATCACGGCGGTGTTCGAGCGGAGGAATCTCACGCGCGCCTCGCGCGGGCCAGCCGCTGCACGACCGGGACAATGGCGCTGCCGCCGGCGCCGGCGGGCGCGTAGGACGCCATCACGCTATGCGTGCTGAACGCGCTCATGTTGTTGACGGTCATCGCAAAACTTTGCGCGGGGGTGATGGCCGCGTTCGAGTCAAAGAGCGCGACCGAGCCCGTCGCCGCATCGAACATGCGCCGCGTCGCGTTGGTGCCCGCGGTATACCCGGCGCCGCCGTTCCAGCCGTTCGCGCCGACAAACGCCCAGCAGTTGTCGGCGACGGTCGAGGTCAGGGTCGTGGTAATCGTGCCGCCCGAGCCGGTGTTGCTCGCCGTCGCGTCGGGCGCGCCGGTCTGCGCGACGCCCGAGTAGCAGGCGGCCACGGCGACGATGTAATGCGTGGACGCGGCGCTGATCACGATGTTCTGCGACCCCGCCGCACTCCCCAGCAGCCGGAAGAGATGCAGCATCCGGTTGTCGGTCCCGGTCGTCACTTGTTTCTTGTCCTGCGTCATCGCCACGCCGTGATAGGTCGCCCCGGTGATGTCATCGACGGTGGCATCCCCGACACAGGCGACCAGCAGCAGATCGTTGCCGGTCGCCACGTAATCGAACGCCGCCGTCAAGGACGCGCTCGCGCCGCCGTTGTTGCCGAGGTCCCCGGCGCCGACGAACGCAATCGCCATTTAGAGCAGCGCCAGGATCGTGTTCACGGCGAACTGGACATCGCTGTCGATCGGGACGGCCGGGGCCGCGGCGCCAATCGTCGCGTTGCCCGCCGCCACGCGCCACGCCATCGACGGCGCATCACTGCCGGCGGTGCGAAAGATCGCATCGGCGCTCGTCAGCGCCGCCTTCGTGCCCGCGCCTTGCGCCGCGGTGCTCGCCAGGAGCTCGTTGGCGCGGAAGATCAGCGCGACGCGGATCTTGTTGATGAACGCGTTGTCGACGGCGAGCGTCGCTTTCTCCGCAAAGGTGCCAGCCATGTACTGCGTGCCTTTCGTTGTCGGCCAGACCGAGAGGCCGGTGGCCCTCAGAGCCGCGCGGTCTGGACTTGGACCGTCGAGCTCAGCGTGTTCGCGGTGGCCGCGATCGCGGCTTCCGCCGCGATCAGCGCGACGACGACCGCGTCGATCTGCCCCTGGTTGTAGGCCGCCGTGACGGCCGCCTGGAGCGCGATCCGCTGCGTCGTCACGAGCAGCAGGGCGGCGACCTGGGCCGTCAGCCCGTCGAGGACGAGGCTCCCGACCGCCGACGCCGGCCGCGCCGCGACCCCGGCCTGCACCGCCGCAATCTTGCCTTGGACGTCGCTGAGGGCGCTCATGAGGACAGATACCCCTTAATGACCCAGGCCTTCGAGCCGGCGCTGGTGTTGATCCAGCACAGGTCGACGTTTTGCGGCAGCCGGATCGGATACGTGCTGTTGTCGATGACTGTGGTTTGCGTGGCGGCGGGCGTCAGCGCGAACCAGATCACGGTGGTCCCCGTGCCGCACACGGTCCCCGTGCCGTACTTCAGCGTGTTGTACGAGTCGGCCGCGATGCCGCCCGCATTCGTGACGCTGAGGATGTCGGTAATAAACAAGGCGCGGCCGACTTGCGCCGCACAGTCCCCGCCGACGGCCTGCACCGTCGTCGCCGTCGAGACGGTGACGACACACCGGATCGGTTCAAAGCGCGGCTGCGCCTGCAGCGGGACCGTGACGAGCGCGGCGAGCGCGAGGAGCCCGAGGGCGACGCGCCTCACGACTTGCCGGCTTTCTTCGCGTGGCCGGTGACGGCGCCCGTGACGGCGTGGATCACGTCGGCGACGACGCCGGCCGGGATCGCGCGGTGCGTCCGCCAGCCATCGGCCAGCGCGACGGTCTCGGCCGCCACGTCGGGCACGACGCACGTCTCGGCGGTCTCATCGGGCGCGCCGCGATAGAGCGCGCGCGGATAGGTTTGTTCCACCATAGCGAGGGTCCTTCGTCAAAAACACGGCAGCCGACGATCGCGCCGGCTGCCGCCGGGTGAACGAGTTACGCGACCGCCGCGGCCGTCGAGCCGAAGGCGTAGACTTCGACCGCTTCGGATCCGACGGTGGTGTTGGTGACGACGAAGCGCAGCCGCTTCGCCGTGAGGGTCACCAGGGTGAGGACCGCCGCGACGGTGTGAATCGTCAGCTTCGTGACGCCGGTCCCGAGGCCGATGGTCAACGTGGTGTCGCCGTAGTTGATGACGTCGCATTCAAACGACGTCCCGACCTGGCAGCCCTGGATCGCCGCGACGATCGCGGCCGCCGTGGGCGTGGTCAGGGTCTGCGCGTCATCGCAATCGACGCGCAGGAGGCCGCCGAGGAGCTCGGCGGTCGTCATCGTGATCACGCCGCCGCCCGTGGTCAACGTCTTCGTGACGGGGACCGCGGTCGGATAGCTCAGCGTGGAGAATCGGCCGTACTGGACCGAGGGAGAAAATGACGTAAGAGGCATCGTCCTGAATCCTTTCCTGGGTCCGGGTTACGCGGACGCGATGACCACGGCGTCGTGGTCGTTGTAGAGGTTGCCGAAGCCGTAGATGCACTCGATCCGGTTGATCCACTTGCGCGTGTAGCCGTCGAACATGCGGAGGACCGCGACGCTGATCCCCGTCTCGGGGTCGCGCGCCTGGCTGCTGATCTCGACGCTCCCGCCCTGGGCGGGGTTATCGAGGGGCACCGAGCAGAGCGCGAAGGCGTTGGTGCCCAGCGCGAGCCCCATGCTGCCGGTGTGCGCGCTCGTGGGCGCGGCCGTGCCGGGCCACATCGTCAGATCCGCGCCGGCCGCCGGCAGCGCATCGACGTTCTGATACGGGGAGCCTGGCCCGTACATCGGCGGCGTGATCGTGATCGTGGCCGACGTGCCGCTGATGGTCGACGTGGTCAAGCAGCTGAACTGCTTGAGCGTGCCGGTCGAGCGATAGGTGAGCGGATTGACTTCGTTCACGCCGACGATGTTGAACTTGTCGCCGATCTTGAAGGTGTCGCCGTTGGTGCAGGTCAGGGTCAGCGTGGACACGGGCGTCGACCCGGTCTGCGTCACCGCCGCCGTCACTTCGACGACGCCCGCCCAGATCGCCGAGGTGTGGCGGTAGAGCGAATTGCTCTGATAGGTGTCGAAGCCGTTGGCTTCCCCGATCAGGCCCTTCTTCCACATGCGGCTGATGTCACTGGCCGGGTTGAACTGGCTGACGACCGTGGCGCGCAGGGCGCGCGTCACCGCCGGCGCCAGAAAGACGCCGTGCTCGCCCGCCGGCGCCGCGATCTCCGCCAGCCGCTGCCCCGCCGCGCCGTAGACCGCGTCGAAGGTCGTCGGGTTGGTGCCGAGGATGCCGACCACATTCGGCGTGTTCTGGTAGGCCCAGAGCGCGCAGTCGGATTCGATCTTGTTGCGGATGGTGGTCATCGCCGGCTTGACGATGTCCTTGGCGATCTTCTCGCGGCCGCGGTCCATCTTCAGGGCCTTCTCGATCGAATCCCACTCGAAGTGGGCCTTGGCGACCTTGTCGATCGTGATGTCCGCGTGCCGATCGACGATCGGCTGCGGCGTGTAGCCGAGCGTGTTGTCGTTGTCGGGGACGAACTGCTTGGGGAACGGGACGTGGACGGTCGCGCCGATCGGAAAGGCTTTCTTGAATTCGGAGTTGTAGTCGGTGTTGAAAAACGGCGCGATCTCCAAGGGGTTCAGGAGTTGCCGGAGCGACTCCATCGCGAACCAGTCGGAGAATTCAAAACTATTGCTGGCCATGGGAAGTTACCGTCGGGCCGCCACATCCCGCGCGTTCATCGCGCGGAGATAGGCGCCGACATCGCGCCGGGCTCCCGCCCGCTCGACCTCGTCGGCCGGCTCGGCCGGTCGCGATCCGAGGGTGGGGGGAGGCGCCGGGGCGCGGGTGACGTGGTTGGCGACGGGCGCGGCGTCGGACGA